CCAGATTCAGTAACCCACACTGGAGCACCAGATGCATTTGCAACAATTATTTGACCTGCAGTTCCATTAGCAACATTAATAGTTGCAGTGGATCCTTCACCCGGCGTATGAGAAATAGATATTAAGTTTCCAGCAGACACATTGGACATATAATTCCCAGTTGTGTCTGTACCAAGAGTAATTGGTCCATTAATCCACAGCGTTCCGTTATACTTTAAAAAATCTCCAGATGCAACATTTGAAAGCTTAACATCGTGCAATTCTTCAAGTTCATAACCATTTTGTGTTGCAACGTAAATGATTCCGTTGTTGGTTGCACGGACGACCACACCAATAAAAACAAGATGGTCTGGGGCGGTTGGTTTTGTCTTTGTAAACGCACCGTTCTTGCCTAACCACAGAATATCTCCAACTGAATAACCTACGCTTAAATCCATTCCATCAACATAGCCACGAGTTACGACTGGACCATTTTGTGAAGCTGAGATAGGATTAGCAACAATACCTAATGTCTTTGAAGATGTTGTATCGCTTGAATTATCTGCTCTTTTAACAGTAGCGTGATCACCGGTTCCGCCAAAAAGATAAACAACAGTCCCCGCTGTTAATGTATTTGCTTCAGCATTTCTAACATACGAAACAACTGGGATATGACTATTAACCCATTGTGTTCCGTTATAACTTAAACCCTGAAACTCTTCAGCGGCAGTAATTGTAACATCAGTCAATCCGCCGAGCGTATCGGCATTTTCTGATTCAACAAGTAGTGATCTATTAAGATCAGGCATATTCAACACCGCTAATTGTAAATGTTATAGCATTCGCTGTTACTTGAGTAACATGAATACGACTATTAGCAGGCATGACTATGGATGTATTATAGAAAACAACATTATTTGCCAAAACATTCACATTGCTAACAATTTTATTTGCATCAGCAACTGATGCTCCATTAACAAGAAGATGAATGCTACATACAGCATTTGAAGCTGTTGTATTGCATAAATTAATGTTTTTAATTATTGAATAGTTGCCAACTGTATTTGAAACAGTATAAACATTGGAGCCAGCTCCAACATTAGATCCAATATAAAAACTCTTAGGTGTTAAATTAGCCATTTAGACCCCCATCCAAACTAAAACTTCATTATCATATGTTGTTTGATTCATGTCTTGAATAACTGTTGCATCAAGAACATGATCAACAAAAGCACCAGTGGTATGTATTGACGCAGAAGAACCATCATATCCACGAGAAGCAACAGTAAATGTATTAGATGTCTTTGAAGAGATAAGAATTTTCTCTTCTGACAAAGTTCCTCTATCAATTACAATTACAAAAGGATTTGTTCCGGAAGGAAAAGTAGATGCATCAACAACCGTGATTGAAGTATCTGAGTTGCTAATATTTGCATCAAGGGTTGTTCTTAACACACCACCACTAAATTCTCTTCTCAACATGGGCTCTCCTTAATCAATGCTGATATCAAGATCGCCAGTTGCGATTCTTAGTGTGTCTCCAGCATCTGTTGTTTTATTCGCTGTAAGTGTTCCCCAAAGAAGTAAATTACCACTTGTCAAAGCGTCATAAATGCCTATTGCAACTGTCGTTGCAGCTGGCATATTTACAAAATCAATATTTCCACTGTTAGAGGTTGCACCGCTTGCTGCGGCAGTAAATGCGGCAGTTTGGCGAGCATAGGAGCCGCCGGTAACTTCTGTACCACCGCCAGCATCATTTGGTGCTACTGTAAATAGAGCAACATAGACAGCCGAAGGCTTTGTAAATGTTGTTGTCCCCAAGAAGTGATCAATCAGCTTATTCTCAAGGTAATTAGAAAGATTGCCAGCCATTAATTATGCCTCCAAACTATTATAATACATTTGCTTTTCTTCGTCAGTAGGCAATCTAAAATTATCTAAAGCCAACAATCTATTTGCCTCTTCCGCCGATAGTTCAAGCATTCTATTTTCTTGCGTAAAAGTAAAACCGTTTGATAATGAATAAGAATATCCGCTTTCAAAAAAGACAATTGACTTATCACCAGATGGCACTTCAGCAGGAGCTACCTTTTTAGGTTTAGCCTGCTTTGTTTTCTTTGGAGCTATATCTTCACTTTTAATTACATTATCACTCATAATCATCCCTTTATATTGTTTTGGCGGGGCGGAATAATCCACCCCGCCGCAACAACTAATTACAGACTATTAATTAGAGCGAACGCAACTTGACGTTCTTTGCAATGACATAAGAAGCACCGTTCTCAATGTTGCTTGCAAGTCGGACAAATTGTGTGTACTCAATCGTGTCTGTCTTTGGCTGGAACTGACGATACACAGTAATATCTCTGTGGATACCAACAATTCTGTTGTTGGGGAATGTCAATTCAACATAGCCATGGCTACCAGCAGCACCCGAGTAGTCACCAGTCACTGTCTCTGGCATCAGCGGGATTTCCACCAGCGGAATACCATAAGGAGCAAGACCAGTTGCACCAGGGCCACCGTTTGCACGGATAGCACCGTTCATGAATGCCTGTTCGCCAAATGTCGAACCAGGAGCAGGTGCACCAGCAGTTGCTGCAGTTGCCGAGTTGGGGTTCTGCAGGCTGAATGATGTATCCTGAACCAAACCAGGACCAGTGAAGAAACGCAATTCATTACGCTTCTGCAGGTACTTAGTTGGCATGTTACGGAGAACGCGATCGTATGTTGCACGAGACACGTTATTTCCGCCTTCATCAACTGTCACACCGCCGCCAAGAGCCAACTTAACGAAACCGTCAAGAGCCTTCAGCAGACCGTTGTTAGAAGATGTATTACCATTGATCAAGAGGTCATCCATGTCATTTGCTGTCTGGCGAGCCATCACCTGTGCGATGTGATCTTCCAGCGAAGCACCTTCAATGTTATCCTCAAGCGACTCAGTGCTCAACTCCCAGTCAAGACGAAGCTTAACGCTAGAAAGCGAAACCTTCGTGAAAGTAACAGGGGCATTTGAGCCAGTGTCTGTTGCCTCAGTTGCTTTTGCAAGCAAGCGAGTACCAATGGACAGCTTGTCAATCTCCATCTGCGGTGTGCGCATGCGAACGACACGCGAGTTACGCATCAGGTTGGACTGATCTACCACGAAATCAATAAAACGATTTGACTGCTCAGGCTTGAGCAGACCACCGCTTGCATTGCCAACGACGCTCGTAGTAACTTCGTCAGCCTTTGCAAGAATCTCTTCTTGTGTTGCCATAATTGTTGTTCCTCCTTAATTACGACTTGTAACCCAAAGACTCAATAAGAGCCTGTGGGAGATAAAGGTTGTTCCAAAGCGACTTGGGGGCAGTCTTTTCAATTACTTCCTCCTCATCGTCTGCTGGATCAACACTCTTTTTAACAGCGCCTGCGCTGGCGAGTTGCTCAACTTTGGCTGTCTGCTCTTCTAAAGCCTTTTCAGTCGTTTCTAACTTCTGATTAAGCTCAGACTTTTGCTCTTCAAAATTCTTGGAAACCTCATCAATCTTGGCAGCGACATTTGCTTCAACTTCAGCCTTAAGCGAAGTGGCAAAGTCGTTTAGCTTCTGATCAATGACGGAACCAAGAGCATCCTTAAGAACGTCAATATCCATTTCTTGTTCCTCCATTTGTTCAGTTTCAACTGCGGCCTCTGATTGTGAGACTTCAGCGCTTGTGAACTTTTCAAGCTCACTATCACTTGACTCCGAACTTAGCCAAGTGACAAACTTTTTGATTAACGACATCTTATTATCATTATCAACATTTAAATTATCCATAGGTTCAACCACCATATCATATTGTACATCATTTAGCAATGAGTTTTCGGTTTCTTTGCCAAAATCTTCATCTACTAAACTGTCAATATACTTTTGAAGAGCCTCATCATTTTCAAATGATATAAACTTCTTCTTTTCTTTTGTTTTTGCATATCTTTCCAATAACCTTCGACCCTTTGCTGCCAATCTAGCGGCATCCTGCATATTCTGAGGTACAGGCTCGCCCCAGGCTGCTGCCGAAAGAGCAAGTCTTGTCGGTTCGCCGTTTGGCTTTTTCATTGGACCAGAAGGATTTGTAAAGAATCTTGTAAGGAAGGAGCCTTTTCTTCTCATCTTCTCAGGAGTATTTGCTGCACCCTTAACTCCCGGTTTTAAGTTAGCGCCTTCTTTTTGTCTAAAATATCTTCTACCGGCGGCTGTCAGACCGCCTTTAGGATCTTTGATAGGTTGCTTTTTTTCAACATTATCGCATGCACAAATATTTTCTCCATCGCAGCACTTCAACATGTAATCAAGATTATTAGTTGATGGATCAAATTTAATAATATCAATAACAGCTACTGGATTTGCAGGATTATCCACTAAGCTCAATTCACCAAGTTCATATTCTTTAATCAAAGAAACTTGGCGACCATTAAACATCTTACCCTGCATCAATTCCTTTTTCAGAATTTTTCCGCCAATGGAAAAAGCACGAAGTGTTCCATCCAAAACTTTTTGCCATGTATTTTCTGCACCTTTAGAAATATACGCCTCAACTTCCATGGCGTTATATTCTTGACCATCTGGTGCTTTTAACTTAATTGGCTTATAAGAAATTGCTTTACCGACAGCAATTGGTGCATGCATTTCTCTGATATTACCTTGCCAATTTTTGAATGCCTCTACTGAGGCATTAAAATCAACAACATCACCAACTTTATCAATATTGTCTGCGGTTGCAATTCCACTAACAATTCTTTGTTCTTTCTTCACCATCGTGATAGGAAAAGCTAAGTTAAAATCGTTCATAGTGTTTAGTCTATACTAGTAATGTATTTATTATGTAGCAAATCATCCTATGGCAAATACTGCCAAGGTAACCCCTGCTGTTTCAACTTCAAACTTTGTATAGTCTCCTTCAACTTCAACATAGTTCTTTCCTGCAGGAATAACCACTTTATGCGGTCCACCGTTTAATTTAACAACAGCATTTGTGCTAGCATGTGTGTTTAAAAAGTGAATGCAGGATGTGTGATGATTTGTATTAACTTCTCCAGTAGTGCTTGTCACTGCTGTAGAAGAATAAACAATACCCATTTCGTAACCCATTATTGTCCTCCTGAATTATCTTGGTTCTCTCCGCGCTCTGCTTGATCGCCAGATACTCTTGGATCAGATGCGCCTTCTGGCGTATCCGACCTTGCATTTCTTGGCTGGGAGGCCTGATTGTTTGAATTACCAACTGGGGCTCCCGCACCAGATTCTTTTTTAATCTTTGTTGGGAACGGAAGAACTTCATCACCATCAGCCCTCTCAGGCAAGCCAAGTGATGACCGAACTTCATTCGGGGCAATAACTTCTGTCCTCAAATATCTATCATTAATTCTAGACTGAATATCTTCATCAATCAAGTCAATCTTCTTAAATCTCATAATAAATAAATCTGTAAACTCAGCAAGAACACGATTAATTCTCTTTTCAATCACTGATTGATCTGGACCAACGACCTGCATTTTAAATGTCTTATCAGAATCCCTAGACACTGCAAGGTTTGCATTGTCATAGACACCAACTTTTGGTGCTGGCACTCTATTGGCTACAAGGATTTCATCCCTGTTTGCTTTACGATACTTATCAAATGATGCATCCTGAACACCGGCTTCAAGCTTTTCAAATCTAATATCACTATCTGCTCCAATAGAGGCAGGGATAGGAATAACAAGAGTTCCATGATTTCTTCCTTTAACTTCTTTTCTAAAATAATTAATTAATTCTTGCTTTGACTGATT